CTACATTTGTTGTTAGATAACTTTAAAAACTTAGCCACATGGCATCGACTATTCAATTAAAACGCTCTGCCCAATCGGGTAAAGTGCCTGATACTGGTTCCCTTAATTTAGGAGAATTAGCAATTAATACCTACGATGGTAAGATTTACTTTAAAAAATCAGGTTCAGTTGAATCAGTTGAAAGTGTATTAACAACAAATTCTGTAGTAACAGGTTCCATTAGATTAGAAGGAACTGGTTCGTTTGGTTCTCTAAAAGTAAACGATACTCTCACAATAAATCACGGTGAAGCAATAATTAGTGGTTCGGCATTAGTAACATCCGACTTAACTATATTAGGAGCAGTTAATGCAAGACAATTCAATATTTCAGTAATTTCCTCATCTGTTCTTTTCGAAAGTGGTAGTTCTAGATTTGGTAATACTTCCGATGATACACACGACTTTACAGGTTCAGTTAATCTAACGGGTTCGTTATATGTAAATGGAGTAGCAGTTGGTGGTTCATCTAATAGTGGTTCATTTACAGGTTCATTTACAGGTTCATTTAGTGGCGATGGTAGTGGATTGAGAGGAGTTGTAAGTGATGATATACCAAGAGATGGTTGGGATTATGATTCAAATAGTTCAGCATCTATAAATGATTTTAATGATGTATCTGATAAATATTTTATAGATTTTGAACAATCACAATCAACTGCAGTAGGTACACCTGTTGGATTTAAAGGATTTTTAACAAATGTATCAGGTAGTACACAAATATTACCTACATTAGATAGTATTAATTTTATAGTTAGAGATAATTTAGTTGCATCAATTGGTGTGGGTGGTATTATAGCACAGCCAACTGCAGGAACTGTAAGTGGCTCTTCGCAATTGACAAGTTCATACGATAGTAGATATGTTTTAAGTGGAAGTATTACTCAAACAACTTGGGACAACATTGCATCAAAACCAGGTGGAATAGTAAGTGGTTCATCACAAGTAGTTGGAATATTATCATCATTAAACACATATACGGGTTCAAATGATACAACCAATACTGCACAAAATACAAGATTAACAACAATAGAGTCTGTAACAGGAAGTTACGAAACAAAAGGTAGTGGTATAGTTAGTGGTAGTTCACAATTGACATCATCAGTATTAGCAACAACGGGTTCAAATTCATTTATAGGTAATCAAAATATTAGTGGTACGATATTCCTAACAGGTTCCATAATCCCAAGTAGTAGTTTTGTATATGATTTAGGTTCGGAAACAAATTCTTTTAGAGATTTATTTCTTTCAACTGGTTCTATTAGATTTCATAATCCAGATGGTACTGAACAAGGTAGAATTACAGTTGATGCAAGTAGTGGTGATATATCATTATTAAAAACTGCAGGTTTAACAAATGAACAAAAAGCAACAATTAGTCAAGGAAATATTAATCCTAATTTTTTAAGTGCAGTATCGGCATCAAATTTATTTGTTCAAAATAAAATAGTATTACCTATTGGGGGAACAGTACATGGTATAAATTTAACTGCATTTAGTTCATCTGTTTCATCTACTATATTAAATCAAAATGCAGCAACTTCATCATACGAAACAAAAGGTAGAGGAATTGTTAGTGGTTCATCTCAAGTAGATGTAATGTCTACAACAAACATTGCAAGATTAGCAACTACTGGTTCTAATACATTCTTTGGAACTCAAACATTTAGTGGTTCAGTTTATATTGCAAATGATTTAATTGTACAAGGTAGTTCATCAATCCAATATATTTCTGCATCATCTGTATCAATTGGAACTAATATTATTCAATTAAATACGGCAAACCCATCAGTAAGATTTGCAGGTTTAACTATAATAGATAGTGGTTCAGTTGGTGGTTCGGGTTCATTCTTATATGATTCGGTGCAAGATGAATTTATTTTTGTACATAGGGGTAATGGCACAAATGTAACATCTTCTCATTTCATTTTAGGACCAGAAACATACGATAATTTAGGTAATGAAGCATATTTAACAAATAACAGAATACCAAAAGGAACTGGAATAGAACATCTTAATGATTCAAACATTTCAGATACAGGTACTTTAATTACTTTAGGTTCAAACACAGTTGTAAACGGTACATTATTAGCAACCGGAACAACATTAGTAAGTGGTTCATCTCAAATTACATATAGTAGTATTTCTTCTATTCCAGGTGGTATAGTAAGTGGTTCGGCACAAACAATAGCAAACTTACCAACGGGTGTAGTATCGGGTTCGACACAAACTATTGCAAATCTACCAACAGGTACAGTAAGTGGTTCATCGCAAATAACATTATCATCGACAACGGGATATGGTTCAGTATTAAATCAAGCAGTATTAACATCATCTTCACCTACTTTTGCTGCAGTTACGGTTAGTAGTGCTACTCTTTCTTCATCTGCTCCTGTATTAATTCTAAACGGAAGTGCAGGAAGTGCTGTCGATACTATTAATTTTAATTCGTCAGGCACTAATTATGCTTCAATTATTTCAAATGGTGGAACAGGTGAACAGAGATATAGCATCGGACCTTCTGCGGGATGGGGTGGTTATCATACATTCTATACTGATACTACCGAAAAAGTACGCATCACTTCGGTTGGAAATACAGGATTTGGATTAACAAACCCACAATCTCAGGTTCATTTAAATGGTACAATAACATTTACAGAAGCTGGATATGATACTGTTAGAAAACATACAATTACACATGGACATTCAGACGGTAGTAGTCCAAATAACTACGTTGCAATTAATGTAAGTGATGGTTCAGGTACTACTGCTGAAAGAATAAGAGTAAATGGTTCTGGTCAATTATTACCTGCTGCAAATGGTACACAAGATTTAGGTTCTACATCACTACGTTGGGGAACTATTTATACATCCGATTTATCCTTAAACAACGGAATTGGTGATTGGACAATTGTAGAAGGTGAAGATGATTTATTCTTATACAATAACAAAAAAGGAAAAGTTTATAAATTTGCTTTAACAGAGGTTGACCCTAATGTGGCAACTCCTAAAAAATCATAAATTATGAGATATATAATATTAAAAGAATTATTACCTTCATTAAAAGGAACATCTAATTATGATGAAAGTATGAATTTTATACAAAAATGTTCCTGCATTGAAAATGATGAAATGTTTGTATATGATACATTAGAAGAAGCAGAAAATAAAAGATTAGAATTATTAAATGATAGTAGATATACTGGTAGAGAATTAAAAATAAAAGAAACAACCGAATTTTAAGATGCCAATAGATTTAAACGGAAATATATTATCATCAACTTCAATTACAGGAAGTACATTTAGTAATTCTATCGTTACTGATGGTTTAGTATTACATCTTGACCCTGTAAATAAAAATTCATATGATGGGAGTAGTACAAGTATTTATGATATTTCCGGAAATAATTATACGGGTACATTAACAAATGGTGTAACATATAATACGAATGCTTTAGTATTAAATGGTTCATCTCAGTATATTAATATGAACACGTCCGCCTTAATACCCGGTGGTGCTAGTTCTTATTCTGTATCTGTTTGGCTTTATAGAAATAGAAATAATGCTGGATATGAAGAAGTATTGGCACAATGGTCTTACGCAAATTCAGGTAATTCATTCTTTTTTGGTTTTAATAACAGTAATGTTAGATTTAGTGATACTTGGAATAATGTAACAGTTTCAGGTGCGGGAACTATAAATACTTGGATGAACATTGTGGGAGTTAATTTTGGTGGGTCAAATGCACATATTTATATAAATGGAAATTTGATGGCGGTGAGGGGTTCTGCATTAACATATACAGGAACAGGAAATATGATTATAGGTAGACAGGGTGAGTTGGGTAGTGAATATTTTTCAGGAAGAATAGGTCAAACATTAATTTATAATAAAGCATTAAATAAAGGTGAAATACTAAGTAATTATTATTCAACAAAGGCTAAGTATGGATTATAAAAATAAAAATTATGCCATTTAATATAGGAGGTTCTACTTTATCGTCATCAATGCTAACACCGGATGGTATTATATTGCCAAAAAACTTTAAACGAGTTACAAGTGATATGATAGACACCGTTTATAATCAAAGTTGCACAATTTTATCACAAGGAAATGATAGTACAGGTGGATATGCAATTTCATACCAATTTAATTTAGGTGGATGTGGTAATCCTGAATCTGGTTTATATTTTACAATAAAAAATACAATTCCTTGGTCAAGAGTACTTTGTAAATTTACTAATAATGGATTTGCCGCTTGTTGGGGATTTAACCAAAATGGATATGGTGGGGTGTCTCCTAATTTAGCAGGATATAATACATCTTTAGGTGATATTATATTTACCGCAGACGCCATAAATTCATTTCAAAGTCCATCAATAACTGTACAAACGGGCGCGTGTGATAATGAAGCTACAAATATGATGGGAGGTGGTGGACAAGGAAACCCTAAAACTTTTTATATGTTTATGAGAAGAAATAGTAGTGCAATTGCGGGAGTTGGACACGGAAGGTCTTGTAATAGTACCGGTGCCGGTTCAGATTGCACAATATCAGAAATTTATATAATGTAATAATATGGGATTAAATTTAAATGGAAATACACTTCTTAATGCATCAATTGGACCAAAAGGTGAAGCTATTAAAAGTATTGTTACCGATGGATTAATTTGTCATTTAGATGCGGGTAATAAAAATTCATATGGAGGTAGTGGGACTACTTGGACAGACTTGAGTGGTAATGGATATAATGCAACTTTAGTTAATGGTGTTGGATTTAATTCGATTGGATATTTAACTTTTAATGGTGTAAATAACTATGTAATAACTGCATCTGTTTCCAATTATAAATCTATTAGTACGTGGGCATATATTGATGCTAAAAGCACATATTTTTTAGATGCAAGAACTGGGTCATCAGTTGGTTATATGTGGTTTAGTGGAATAGGTTCTGATTGGGACCAATTTTATGTAAATGGAGCATCGGTAGCAGTAGGTCCAAATTCATTTCCTACTGGCCAATGGTTTCATTTTTATGGTAGAAATACTGCATTAAGAACTGGTACAATTACATTATTTTGTAGATATACTTTAGGAGAATTTAATCAAGGTAGTTGGTCAATATTTAAATTTTATAATAGAGATTTAAGTCAAACCGAAATTAGACAAAACTATAACGCTCAAAAAGGAAGATTCGGACTATAATCAAAGAAAAAAGATATTATTATATTTATAAGAAACATAACAGATTTAAATGGCAGCTATATTTCAAATTAGAAGAGGAACAACTGATATATCATCTTCAATAGTAGATGGTGAATTATATTTACACAAAGGAAAAAACTCTTTACAAGTGGCAATTGGTGATGGAAATCCTATCACACTACTTGCATTAAATACTTCCTCAGTTGGTAATATTAACTTAACAGGAAACTTATCTGCATCAAACGCATATTTTAGTGGTGATGTTGCTATTTCTGGTAATTTATTTTTAGGAAATCAAACAACAGATACTATAACTGCAACGGGTGAGTTTACATCAAACTTAATCCCCAATCCATCAAATACATATTCAATTGGTTCTACTTCAAAAGTTTGGAAAGAAATACACGCAACTTCTTTTTCAGGTTCATTTAGTGGTTCTATAAACGGTATAAACGAAGGAATTTCAACATTTAGTACATCAGTAGATAGTAGATTAGACCAATTGCAATTAGCATCGGCATCTTTACAATTATTTACATCATCACAAGAGGAAAAGAATTTAACATTAGTAACTTATACTGGTAGTGTAAATAGTATATTAGATAGATTACAAGAATCAACTGCAAGTTTAAATACATTTAGTTCTTCGCAAGAAACAAAAGATATAGTAATTGGGGCATATACTGGTTCAATAAATACATTTACATCATCACAAGAAACAAAAGATATAGTAATTGGAGCATATACTTCTTCAATGAATACTTTCACATCTTCTACAAATAGTAGATTGGGTGAAATTGAATCATATACATCTTCTTTAAAAACTGCAATTGATGTAACTGGCGGAAATACAAGAATAATAGGAAACTTAATTGTAGATGGAACTCAAACTTCTTTAAATGTTAATAATGTTTATGTAGAAGATAAGTTAATAACCCTATCAAGTGGTTCTTTATCATCGGCAACATCAGATGGTTCAGGTTTTGAAATAGCAGGAGCAAATGTTTCAATGAGTTGGGAACATACTAATACAAGATTTGCAATTAATACAAATTTAAGTGTAGTTGGTTCAATAAGTTCATCTACAATTGTTGGATTAAATGGTGATAGTGTAACTGTATATTCAACATCAGTAGATAGTAGATTAAGTAACTTACAAAGTAAATCTGCAAGTGTAGATAATTCTATTTTATTATTAGGACAATTTACTCAATCTCAAGAAAACAAAAATACCACATTAGCTACTTATACTTCATCATTAGAATTATATACGGCATCGGTAAATAGTGATTTAGCAAGTATTCATCAAACTACTTCTTCATTAAATGCATTTACTGCAAGTATATTTGGAACAAATGAATTTACTGCATCTACTAAAATTAGATTAGATAATTTAGAAAGTACATCTGCATCAATTAGTTCTTCAGTTGGACAATTGAATTTAGTAACTTCATCTTTACATTCATATACATCATCTACAAATGTTAGATTAGATAATATAGAATTAACTACTTCTAGTTTAAATTCTTCGATTCTACAAATAAATTCAGTAACTACATCATTAAATTTATGGACGGGTTCTGGATTCTTTAATGCATATTCAACTTCAGTAGATAATTTATTAGATGGATTAAGATATGATTTAGATTTATTAACTCCTGCAGGATTAACTGCGGCATTTGATAATTTAAATGCATTTACAACATCTACAAATAGTAGATTAAATAGTATAGAAGCAGCAACTTCATCTTACGAAACAAAAGGTAGTGGAATAGTTAGTGGTTCATCTCAAATTACATACACAAGTATTAGTTCAATACCAGCAGGAATAGTAAGTGGTAGTTCTCAAATATTCGGTGGAAGTGGGTTAGTTAGTGGTTCATCGCAAGTTGATATTACGGCAACAACTAACTATACAACATTTAGTAGTTCTATAGCAAGTGATGTTACATCGTTAAACTTATATACTTCATCTTTAAGAGGGGCAATTACTATAAGTGGTACAGATGTTTCTTTAGCAGGAAATTTAACAGTATTAGGAACTACAACTATTATAGATAGTACAACTCTTAATATCAAAGATAATATTATTCAACTTAATGGTGCAGGTAGTGCAAATGCGGGTTTAGTAGTAAGAGATGCTAGTGGAACAACTAATTCTGGCTCATTACTATGGGATACAACGAATGATTATTGGAAAGCAGGACCATTGGATGCTGAATCCAAATTGCTAAGAGCAGATGGGGATAATGTAATCTCATCATCGACACAAATTCCATCATTATTGCCAACGGGAGTAGTTAGTGGTTCATCTCAAATAACTTATTCGGGTATTTCTTCAATACCAGCGGGAATTGTTAGTGGAGCGGCACAAATACCACCATTGTTGCCATCGGGTGTAATTTCTGGTTCATCTCAAATTAGTGGTATTACAAACTCACAATTAGTAAATACATCTATATCAATTGCAGGAGTAGCTACGGCATTAGGTAGTGCAGTTAGTGCTGACCAAATTAGAACGGCAATAGGTACTGTTGTAACGGGTTCATCTCAAATAACTTTATCATCAACAAACGGTGGAGGAACTACATCAAATGTTCAATTTGGCTCATTGGGTATTGGAACTACTTCAAGTGGAGCGAGTGGTGAAATTAGAGCAACGGGTGATATTACTGCATTTTATTCATCTGATATTAGATTAAAAGAAAATATCCAACCAATTAAAAACGCATTAGAAAAAGTTGAATCGATTAGTGGTAACACATACGATTGGAAAGAAGGATATGATGAAATTCACTCTCACAAAGGAAATGATATTGGAGTAATTGCACAAGAAATTGAAGAAATCCTTCCACAAATTGTAACAAATAGAGATAACGGATACAAAGCAGTTCAATACGAAAAAATAGTTCCATTATTAATTGAAGCAATCAAAGAATTATCAGCAAAAATTAAACGATTGGAAAATAAATAGATATTTATAGGGGTATAGGGGTTTCTTATACTTTAAACTAAAAAAAAGAGTAAACTAAAATGGGACTTAAATTTAGACGCGGTAGTACCGCACAACAATCCGGTTCGTTGGCATTCGGAGAACCATATGTGAACACCACATTGGGAACATTAGTAGTAGGTGGAGCAACAGGTGACATCATACTATCATCGACAGGTACGGGAAGTACCGGAAACTTTGGAGCTATTTCAGGTTCTGGATTGGATATTACGGGAAACGCAAATATTGCAGGAAATTTAACATTGGGTGGTAACATTACAATTGGTGATAACACATCCGATAGTGTAAATGTTGTAGCATCTTTAAGTTCATCACTTATTCCTCAAACAACCAATATATTTGATTTAGGTTCAGAGACTAAATTTTGGAGAGATTTATATATCTCAACAGGTTCAATCAAAATGGTTAATCCTGCAAACAATCAAGTAGTAACAACAATTACTGCGGTAGCAGGTGGTGGTATTCAAATTGGTAATGTACAAATTTCAACTGCATCAATTTCATTTGTAGATAATAGTGGTAATATTACACAAAATGTTGCACAATCTTCTTCACTAGGTTCAACTAGTAATTTTACAACAACATCTTCATTTAACTCATTTACAAGTTCAATCGATACAACGATTAAAACTAAAATTAATACGGATGGTGTAATATCGGGTTCTTCACAAATATCACATGATTCAACAACTGGATATTCTGCAAACAAACACATCGACCATACATCTGTATTAATTAGTGCAGGTAATGGTTTAAGTGGTGGTGGTGATATTTCATCAACAAGAACACTAACATTAGATAGTGGTTCTGCACACTTTACGGGTGGTGTTAAAACTGCATTAAATACAAATACTGTAGTAAGTGGTTCATCTCAAATTACTTTTAGTGGTATTAGTTCATTACCTACATTGGTAAGTGGTTCATCTCAAATTACAAATATTCAAAACGCACAATTAGCTAATTCTTCAATTAGTGGTGTTTCATTGGGTGGTAACTTAGCAACTTTAACAATTGGTACTGGATTAAGTGGTACATCTTATAATGGTAGTTCTTTAGTAACAATTGCAAATAGTGGTGTTACCTCAATTACAGGTACTGCAAACCAAGTTATTGCAAGTGCGGGAACAGGTGGTGTAACATTATCATTACCACAAAGTATTCACTCAGCTGCAACTCCAACATTTGGTAATTTAACCATTAACGGAACGATTACTGCAACGGGTGATATTACTGCATTCTTTACTTCGGATATACGACACAAAAATAATGTTGAATTAATAGATAATGCATTAGAAAAAGTAAATGCATTAAATGGTGTGACTTGGGAATGGAATGATGATGTAGATGAAGTAACTAAACAAACTCCAAAAACTGGTTTAATTGCACAAGATGTTTTAGATGTTTTACCAGAAGTGGTTAAGACAAGAGAAAATGGTTTCTTAGCATTAGATTACTCTAAAATGGTTGGTTTGTTAGTAGAAGCAATAAAAGAACAAGATATTGTTATACAAAAATTAAAATCAGATATGGTTGGATTAAATACAACAATTACTGTTTTTGAAGATAGAATGAAAGAAAAAGGTTTATTATAATATAAATGTACGACGTTTACTATACCACCGCAGGAGGACCCTGGTTCAATAGTGGTGCAGATATGTGGGTAACACAATGGATAAAGGAAGTGGCTCCTCATTTAGAGGTAAAGCCACTTCTTCTATTCCATAGACATAAACCTCAAAATTATGAGGATTTTCAAATCAATATTGACCATATTTGGGAAACATCTGAAGATGAAATTATAAAACATTTGGAAGGTGCAAGAAAAATACATATTCTTCATGGTCATTACACTCCAACCAGAGCTATTCATAAAAATTTGGAAAAGATTGATTCAATCGTTTTTCATAATTTAACAAAAGTGTCTTTAATGGCACAAATGGAAAAAGAAGAATACTTACATTGGTATGGTAATTGGGAATATGAATCAGAAATGATTGATAAAATTAAAAATAAAGTTTGGGTAGGATTATATCATTTTCCATATAAAACAGAAAATTTATATCATATACCAAATTGTTACGAATTTACAGTAAATAAAGAAGTTTCGGAGTCATTAAAAATTGGATTTGCCGCAAGAGCGGAAGGTAGAAAGAATTTAGAGTTCATAGAACCATTTGAAAATTATATTTCTACAAATTCAGAAACATTTAATAAATATTACCGAAAGAAATATGGACATAAATTCGAAAAAAGTAAAATTTATAAGTTTGATTATAAATTTAAAGAAAGGTTCTACGGACTTGATTGGGGTGTATCTCACTCGTGTTTTGAAAATGAACCCTTCGGATATGGAATATTTGAAGCAGTTGATTGGGGTAAAGTACCGATATTACATGAAAACTGGTGTATTCCCCTTGACTACAAATATAAAGCAAAAGATGCAGAAACTTTTAAGGAAACCTATGAGCAAATCTGTAAAGATAGTTATAAAGAAAGAAAAACAGAACATCACAAACTAAAAGATTGGATGAAAACACATTTTGGAAATAAAGATGTATGGAAAGAAAAACTTTTAGATATTTATAACGGAGAATAACACATACTAATATGCCAAAAACTAATTTATCTTTAGGAAATTTATACAGAGCAACTGTAGGTTCAGCAAGAACTTCACAAGCATCATCATTAAATGCTAGAAACGCATCTGCAGGAACTTCAATTTCCATTGGAGCATTTGCAATTGATTCGGTAACGGTAACTCCACCAACTTTTACATATATTGTAGAATCTACATCTGAAAATGCTACATTTACATTTGGAAGTCCTGGTACTGCACATGCTACAAGAGTTGGTAGTGTTGCAGCAAACTATACAGTATCATTTAATAATGCAAACTTTTCAGTTGGTGTTGCATCATTAGGAGCATCTCCATCATTTCCAATCACTCCCGCAGCAATAACCTTATCATCATATTCGGAAGCAGAATCAACGTTATCAATGACTTATAACGATGGATTTAATACGGCAGCAACTAACTATAACTCTACTACTACAAAAATTTTATACGCAGTTGATGTTTATAATACAATTAACCAACCTGATTTTTGTTTATTATTTGATACTCCGGTAACAAAAGCAGATAATACTATTGTAAATGTAGAAGATTTGGCAGTTGGTGATGTAATTAAAGCATGGGTACCAGCTGGATTACCTGATGAATCACAAGACCCGGAATCAGACCAATTAGATTGGAGATTTTATAAATTAGAAACTGCAACGGGTTCATATCAAGATGTAACTGTATCTGATATTACATTTAACTTTGCAAGTGGATATTATAATGTTAATAATGGTTTAATAAAGGCAACTGGAACTCACCCATTATATGTGTTTGATTTTGAAATTCAAAAATACCACTTTAAAAATGTTGAAAGTATATTACCAGGAGATTCAATATTAACGTATGATGACACCGATGGTTTAGTTGAAGTTTTGGTATATGATGTTGCTAAAATAATAGAAGATGTTGAAATTGTAACACTTAATGTGGAGAATGCTGACGTTTATTTGGCAAATGGTGTAATATCACATAACAAAGGCACAACCACACAACCATATATCCCATCTTCTGGATTAAGAATGTACTTAGACCCATCAAAGGCATCATCAACGGCAGGTACTGCAACGGCAGATTGGTTAGATTTAACTGGATATGGTACAGGTTTTAGACCTAGAGGTGTAACAAACACAGCAGGTATTACTGGTACAAACCCTGCATATAACAATGGTGCAAGTAGAAAAGAAAAATATTGGACATTAACAAATGGTAATGCCGATGGGTGGTATAAAGATAGAAGTACAAATATAAATGCAGGTAGTACTAACTTTGATGTTAGTACAATGACATATGTAACTTGGTTTAGATTACCTACGGGATTCACCGCAGCAGACCAAAGAGCTATCTTTTTTGGAAAAGGAAGTGATTATAATATGGGTCTTAGTACAAATAGTGCAGGTGTTAATTATAGATTATTTTGGGAATCGGCAATATCTACACCATTTACTTTCTTTACATCAAATGTTTTAACATTATCTACAAATGTTTGGTATATGGCATCATATGTTGTATCGGCATCAACTGGTATGATTTTATATTTCGATACAACTGCCAATAATAGTGGTGCAACAACTATATCAACTTTCCCTGCAACAAATGCAGCAACTGCTATTATAGGAGGTGGTTCATCTACTTATAGAACATACCAACAAGGACCTGCATTGTTCTTTAATAGAGCATTGAGTTCAACGGAAATTACACAAGTATATAATTACTTCTCACCAACATACAAATAAAATTTTGTTGTTTTGAAAATAATTTTTATATTTATATTAAGATAATAAAATTTTTAAATTAGAATACAAATGGCAGACAAAATAGTATCACCAGGTGTTTTTACAAAAGAAAACGACCTTTCATTTTTACAACAAGGTGTAGCTGATATTGGTGCAGCTTTCATCGGACCTTTCAAAGAAGGACCATTAGTTCCAACAATTGTTAATTCTCAAGCAGAATTCGAAACTTTGTTCGGTACAGTTGATGATACATACTACACACCTTTAGCAGTACAATCATATTTAAGAGAAGCAGGAACTGCTACAATTTGTAGAGTTGGTGGTATCGGTGGATATACTGAAACTGCTCCTTTATTATTAACAGTAACTTCGGGTTCAATATCAGCATCTGTTGGTATTATATATGGTACTGCAAGTGGTTCAAACGCAGGTTTTGCAGGAACAACGGTAACAAGTGGTTCATCTGGTCAATTTTTAATTTCGGGTTCAAACGCAGGATTATTATCTGCATCTTTGGAAGCATCTGATACGGATGATATTGAATCTGTATTTGGATTATCTGCATTTGGAGCAAAAAAACCTTATGTTTATGGATTTTTTAAAAATCATAATGTTCCATTTGTATCAGCTACAAGTGCAAGTGTAACGGTATTAGCAGACCAATCATATACATTTGATGCACAGGAAGCTAAAACTCCATTTATTCAATCACAATTAATTTCAGGAGAAAGAACAAACCTTTTCCGTTTTGAAACAATCGGTGCAGGAAACGCAGCAAATCAAAAAGTTAAAATTGGAATTACAAACATTAAAGCAGCAGGTTCTGTAAATGGCACTGATTATGGTGTATTTACAGTAGTTGTAAGAGAATTTAATGATACAAATAAAAAGAAAGTAGTATTAGAAACTTATTCAAATGTAAACTTAGACCCTAACTCTCCTAACTATATTGAAAGAGTAATTGGTAATAGAAAAAGAACTATTGCATCAGATGGTAAAGTAACTGAAAATGGTGATTGGGTTAATAACTCAAAATATATCAGAGTTTCTGATTTAAATGAAAATTCACCAGTTCAAGCAGTACCATTTGCTCATGGAGCATATTTATTACCTATTTCAGCATCGGCAGGAATTGGAAGTTTAATCCCATCAGCATCATTTGTTACTTCTTCAGCAACTACTTATGGTGGTATTGATTTGGATAATAACACAGATAACGTATTTTACTTAAAACCAATACCTAATAATGCAGGTGTAGGAGCAAATATTGCATTTGGTGTAGATTCTACTAATGGTGGTTCATTATCAGTAGGTTCAACATCGGCACAATTCATAGTAGCATTTCAAGAAGGTTTTGATGGTATGAGTCCTACAACACCTATATACAAAGGTTCTGATATTAATGCAGGAAACTCACAAGGATTTAACCTTACTAACTCATTATCATCTGGTTCTATTGCATACGGAAAACATATTGCGGCTTTATCTAATCAAGATGAATACGATATTAATATGATTGTAGCACCTGGTGTTAATAGAAACCAACACTCATCCACATTCACATCTATTTTGGATATGGTTGAAGAAAGAAGTGATGCATTCTTTATTGCAGATGCGGGTACTCCTAATACAACATTAGCACAAACTGTAACACAAGCGGGTGAAGTTGATTCTAACTACGCAGCATTTTATTACCCTTGGATTAAAACTATTGATGTAAATACAAACAAACTTATCACAGTTCCACCATCGGTATTGTTGCCAGGAGTATTTGCAGCAAATGATAGAGTAGCAGCCGAATGGTTTGCACCAGCGGGTTTAAATAGAGGTGGTTTAATTGGAGCAGTTAGTGTAATGGATAGATTAACTCAATCGGAAAAAGATACATTATATGAAGGAAAGGTAAATCCAATCGTTCAGTTTCCAGGACAAGGTATTGTAGTATTCGGACAAAAGACATTACAAGATAAACCATCTGCATTAGATAGAATTAATGTAAGAAGATTATTATTAACTGTTAGAAAATACATCGCATCTACTTCAAGATATTTAGTATTCGAACAAAATACTTCTGAAACTAGAAACAGATTCTTAAATATTGTAAATCCTTATTTGGAATCAATCCAACAAAGACAAGGACTTTACGCATTTAGAGTTGTGATGGATGATTCAAACAACACACCAGATGTAATTGATAGAAACATTATGAAAGGAGCTATCTACTTACAACCAACTAAGACAGCTGAATTTATTCAAATTGATTTCAATATCTTACCAACTGGCGCGGCGTTTAACGGATAATTTTAAAAAACAATATTTATTAGAGAATAACATTTAAATAAAAAGAAAATGCCAGAAATATTAGAATTTGACAAGATATTTTATAAGAATTTTGAACCAAAGCTTGGTAACAGATTCATTATGGAAATCAATGGTATCGAATCATACATCATCAAAACTGCAAGTAGACCAACATTTACTTCGGAAATAGTTGAATTAGACCATATCAACGTAAAGCGTAAGATAAAGGGAAAATCTAACTGGGATGATATGAACATCACACTTTATGACCCAATCGTTCCATCAGGAGCACAACAAGTTATGGAGTGGATTAGAAGTTCACACGAATCATTAACAGGTAGAGATGGATACGCAGCATTCTATAAGAAGGATATTACTTTTTATTTGTTAGGACCAGTTGGTGATAAGATTGAACAATGGACAATTAAAGGAGCATTCATTACTTCAGCAAACTTTGGTGAGTTGGATTGGGCTTCAAACGACCCTGTATCAATTGAATTAACTTTAACATTTGATTACGCAGTATTAGAGTACTAAAATTAAATAAAGTAATTGAAATAAGAGGGGCGCAGAAATGTTCCCCTTTATTTTTTTAAAAATGTGATATATATTAGTAAACACATTAAGTTATATTATGGAAGAACAATTAGAACAACAAGTTACGAGAGGTTTAGGGGCATCCCAAACTACAACTCAAAAAAACTTCCCATTTGCAACGGAAGTTATTTCATTACCATCTAAAGGATTAGGATATCCAGAACATTCACCATTAGCTAAAGGAGAGATTACTCTTAAACTAATGACTGCAAAAGAAGAAGATATTTTAACTTCTACAAATTTAATCCGTAAAGGACTTCATTTGGATAAGTTAATAGAATCAGTAGTTGTAGAACCTGGTGTAAATATCAATGACCTTTTAATTGGAGATAAAAATGCAATTCTTATTATTTCAAGAATGTTAGCTTTTGGGCCTGAATATGATATTACAGTAACAGATTCAATATCAGAAGAAGATGTAGTTGTAAAAGTTGATTTATCTAAATTAAAAACAAAAGATATAGATTTTTCTTTGTTAAATAGGAGTAATGAATACGATTTTGTTTTACCAAAATCAAAAACTCAAATTAAATTTAAATTACTCACTCATGGTGATGAACTTGCAATTCAAAAGGATGTTGAAGCAAGTGAAAAGATATTAAAACAAGGAAACGAAATTACTACTAGATTTAGAAGAATTATTACGGAAGTAGAAGGTAATAGAGATTTGGGATATATAAGTAATTTTGTTTCAAACAGATTATTGGCAATGGACTCCAAATCATTAAGAAAATATATTATAGAAATAACTCCAGATTTGGATTTAAATATAGAATATGAAAATTCAGCAGGTGAGACGGAGGCTCTCCGTATCCCATTCGGGGTAGACTTTTTTTACCCTTCCGAATAACCATTCCGTAGTATTACATCAAACCATTTTTCAAATGATTTATTTTGCAAATGGTGGGTTTAATTGGCATGATTTATATTTCATGCCAACTAAACTTAGAGAGTTTTATTGGAGAGAATTGTTAAAAACAAAAGAAGAAGAAAGGGAACAAATTGAAAAATCTAGACCATCAACTACAAATAATTCATCTAAAACTCGAAGAAGATGATATTTATATGAGTAATATAAATTAAAAGTAAAAACATGTCCCATAAATTATTAAACGAAGGTATATTAGATAGGTTTTTTTCTTTATTTCTAAAAGCAAAATCACAGAATAAAGAATCACAATGGTTATCTAAACTAAGACAACAAGACCCGGAACTTGCTGATATATGGTCTAAATGGGATAATGATATAGATAAAGTTTTAGATTCAGCTAAATCTTTGGCAAAAGCTAAAAATCTCGATTCAACAGAAATAGATTCTGTAATTAAAAAATATAGCTAATATATAATAAATGGCTGCTTCAAAAAAACCCGCAAAAACTAACCAATCTTCAGTTAAAAGACAAAAAGAGGCAACTGCCGGTTTAGAAAGTGCTTTTGCTACAAGAACCGCAGGGTTAGAAGAAACAGATGCTTTATATGAAAGAGCTAATAAAAAATTACAAGCTCAATTAGCTACACAAAATCTTATAAATGCATCACTCAAAGAGGCAAATAATTTAAGTAAAGCTCAAAAAAAAGGTGTTGAAACTCTTACTAAAATGTGGGGAGAATTTGAAAGTCTCCAAGCAAAATATAAAAGAGATGTTAAAGATGGGTTAATGACTCAAGAACAAGCCAATAAAAAATTAAAAGAACATCGTGTTGGCTATGATAGATTACTACAATCGACAAAACTTAATGGTAAAGAAAATGCAGAATTAGTAAAAGTTCTTAAAAGTATGGGTTCAGAAATGAAATCCGTTGGTGATGCATTTGATAAAACAGAGAAAAAGGCTCAATTATTAAATGCTGCAATGGACCAATTTGGTTCATCAAATATCCCAATGATGAGAGAGTTTTCTCAAGTTCTTCAAGGTATAGCAAGTAAAGACCTTGCAGCAGTAAGAATGGCATTAACTGCAGCAGGAGCAGCAGCAGCAGTTCTTGCTAAAAGTTATTTATTTCCTGAAATGAAAGCATCACAGGATGTAGAGAATGAGGTTAAGCAAATCAAAACCGATAATATTGCTGATATTGCTAAAATTGAAAATAAGCGTGGATTTGTAATTGCAAAAAAAGAATTAGAAAGAAGTAAAAACCGTATTGAAACAGAAAATACTGTAAATACTTTAATAAACGATGCTAATTTTGCATCTCAAAGAGCAGCAATACAATTTTCAGCACAATTACAAACAGGTGCAGCAGAATTTAAAGCAGCTGCCAAAACTGCACTTTATGGTAAAGGTATAGGTTCTATTGGATACGGTGCAGCACAAATGCAATTAGCGGGTATAGGTGCAGAAAATGTAGCTGCTTCTTTAACTACTGCAACAAAAACATTAGGTACTAAAGTTTCATCCGATTTTGCAGCTGATATGTCAGTATTAGAAAAAAGAACGGGTCAATCTTCTGAAAATGTATCAAATATGGTATCCTTTTTTAGAAGAATGGGAAAACTTACAAATGAGAGTGCATTAAATATGACGGAGGGTATGCGAGCAATGGCAGAATCTGCGGGTATAGATTTGGGTGGATATATGGAAGAGGTTGCACAAGCATCCAAAGAAGCATTAGGATACCAAATAAAATCAGGTCCTGCATTACAAAAGCAAGTTGCATACGCACAACAATTAGGAGTTTCGTTTGGAGATATAGCCAAAGCAGGTAAAAGTATGGTATTGAACTATAAAGATAGTATCAAATCAGAAATGAGTTTATCAGCAATGTTGGGTAGAAATGTAAATCTATCAGAAGCACGTGCTTTATTTGCACAAGGTAAAACTGATGAGGCATTAAAATCTATCAAAGCACAAGGTTTAGACCCTAAGGCAATGAATATGTTCCAACAAGAAGCACTCTCTCAAGCATTGGGTGGTTTAGATTTGGATACAATACAAAAAATTGCAACCGGAAGTGCTACTGATGTAAGTGCACAAACAGGAAATGTAAAAGCAGGAAATAAAGGGTTTTTAAAAACAACACAATCTGCACAATCTACATTAGCATCACAAACGGCATCAATATCTGCAAACACTGCAGTCATAGATGCTCAATTATCTGGTAAAATAACCGATGCATATTTAAATTCTAAAGAATATAAAAAATATCAAGCAAGTTTAATAACATTAGAAAAACAACAAACATCATTAAATCAAAAAGAAGAATTAGCATTCAAAAGAAGTGGTGATTATTTAACACAGTTAATTTCAACTGCTAAAAATAATATTGAAAATTTATTTTCAAAAGATAATTTTAAAACACTTGGTGTAGGACTTGCAGGTGCTCTTGCTGGTAATGTATTGGGTAAAGGAATTGAAAAATTAGTTGGTGGAATACAAAAAGTATTTGTAGTAAATAGTGGAATAGATTTGCCTAATAAAAAAAACAAAAAAACTCCTGCTAAAACTCCTGCTAAAACTTCTGCTAAATCTACTGCCAAAACTTCTGCTAAATCTACTGCCAAATCTGCTACGAAACAAGCTGAAAAATCAGTTGTAAAACAAACTGAAAAACAAGTTGCAAAACAAGCTGCAAAACAAGCTGCGAAACAAGGTGGAAAATCAGCGGCAAAAGCTTTGGGAAAAACTTTACTTAAAAAAATACCATTTGTAGGACTAGCTGCTTCATTATTATTTGCAGGACAAAGAGCAATGGCGGGAGACTTTGCTGGTGCAGGATTGGAAGTGGCAAGTGGTGGAGCATCTATAATTCCTGGATTTGGAACTGCTGCTTCTGTTGGAATAGATGCAGCATTAGCAGCTAGAGATATGGGTGCATTTGATAGTGTGAATCCACAAGCTACTATTAAAAATGGAAAAGTAGTTCCAAAAACAGTTGTAGCAAAAGCTGCTACACCAGCATCAGCAGCAAAACCATCACAAGTATTATCAGATGTTCAATATCAGACAAGATTACAAATGAAAATGGTTGAATTACTTGGTGTAAGTTCTACATTATTACAATATATCTTAATAGAAACTGATAAAGATAAGAGTATTAATTTAAATGGTGTTAGATTAAATCAATCATTAATGAAAAATTTAAGAACTCAAATGGCAGTAGGTAGAAGAGAAACGATAGGTGCTCCTACGGGGATGTAATAAATTTAAATAATTCATATTTATAGTAAATAGATACACTATAAATGCCTACAATATTAGAACTTTTTGATTCTGGAAAGAAAGAACTATACAATAATGAACTTATTCGTATAGATAGTAGAGGGTTAGTTAATCCACCAAGAGCAGCAGCATTACTAGCATCTTCTCCAAATACTCTTGCAGATTTAGTAGGTGGGCAATTAGCAGGAGCTATTGGTGGAGTTGCAAATAGACCATCAGATACTATATTTAAAAAAAATACTCCATTAAGTAAACCAATTACATTAACTGCATTTACAGAAGCAGGTTTAAGAGATACGGTAGAAGCGGGTACTGATTATACTGTAAAACAAAGTCCTACACCCAATTCAGTTCTTAATTCACTATCACAAGGTGGTTCATCTCCAATAGGAGTTACAACCAATTTGGCAATTCAAAGTTTAAATAAGTTTGGAAGTAAAAGTGGATTAAAAGCATTGGGTGATTCTTTAAAAAAGAAATCCCCAAATCAATCAAATGGTTCATTTGGTGACCCATTATACACAAATAAAAAACCATTTTCAAAATATTCATACGGAGAACAATCTGATGCAGAAAGAACTGGTGCTTATGCTAAAACTTGGGATAAATCAAATGAGGAATTATTAGAAATTACATCATTTGAAGATGATAAATCATTAGCAAAATGGATGAAAGAAAATGTTCTTTCAAATCAAGTTCCGATAACATTTCAAAAATATGGAAAAAATACTATAATTCCATTTGTAGGAGCAATATCTGGAATAAGTGAAGATGTTACACCTGAATGGACTAATTTTAGATATGTGGGAAATCCATTTAAAACATATAGATACCAGGGAGTTGAACGTTCTGTAAAGTTTAATTTAAAATTATACTATATAGGTTCAAAATCAAAACAAACAATGATTAAAAAAATAGAATATTTAAAATCATTGGCATTTCCGGATGAAAAACTTTCGGAATTTTCATATAGTGGTAATCAATCATCACAATACGCATTCTCACCAAATTTAGTATTCTTTTCAATTGGTGATTTGTATAAAAATATGTTTGGATATATAGAAAGTTTATCATTTAGTATAGAAGATAATACGGTTTGGACTAAACAACAGACGCCGGACGCAAGTTCAGATGCTGATAATTCATTATACCCAAATGTAATTGATGTTTCTATTGGAATAAAAATAATAGAAAATCATGGAATAGAAGATAAAAAATTTAAATATAACTTTAATGGTACTAAAGTAATTGATAAAAAATTAATTCAAGCAAAAACAGCAGCACCAGACCCTATAATTACTATTGTTAATGGTAGACCTGTCCTTAATAATCCAAATCCTGCACCAGGATTACAAAGAACAAAAATAGATGTTGCAAAAATAAAAGAAGAAAATATGGCTAAAGAACAAGAAGCTAAATTCCTTGCTTCTACTCGAAACATGTTTGAACCAAGATAAAATGGCAAGTAGATACCAATATACAACCGAATTAACAACTGATAATACTAAACGAAAGTATTTAAGTTCCGTTATATATCCAAAAATAAAAGCAACTGATAACGATATGTATGTAATATCGGAAGCTAGTGATAGATTGGATATATTGGCAAGTAAATACTATGGAGATAAGTCATATTGGTGGGTTATTTCAATTGCAAATAATTTAAATGATGCTTCGTTTCATATACAACCAGGTCTTCAGTTAAGAATACCATCGGATTTACCAACAATTTTAAGAGATTTTGACAAAATAAATAAATAAGTTATGCCTGCAATTCCATACATCCAACCCATACCAAAGTGGATTTCAGAAGAATTAGATTTTAGAGCTAATAACCCTGCTAAATTAATTAAAACGCAACCATTTGTTATATTAACATCTCCTGCCGTTGTAACAAGTGCCGAACATAGTGTGGGTATGATTGAATCTGAAAATTATGCTGGAAAATATTATGGATGTGTTTTATCAAATACAAACGATGTTAGTAAGTTATATCAAACTGGCAATACTATTGCGGGATATGATTTAAATGGAAAGCCAATTGAAGTAACCGGAGAAACTAATAGAAAACTATCAGTACCGTTAATTATTGATTTACAAATTGAAGATGGTGGTGAAAACGCAGTATTAAAAACGGCAAAATTAAACATAAAAGTATTTTCACTAAAACAATTGGAAATGTTTGAAATGTTTTTTTTAAGACCAGGTATGCAAGTATTATTAGAATATGGAAACAATTCCGATTTAACTACTGATACTAACACAATTCAAAATTGTTTATTTCCAAAAAATAGTTGGAGTTCTTTTGTAGATGAATTTACAAATGTATATTCCCCATTAGATTCAAAATGGGCAGATAATAAAAAATCATATTTAAAAAAATTAAAAGATACAAAAGGTAATTATGATGTTTGGACAGGTAAAGTTTTAACTTACGGATTTTCAATTGATACCGATGGTACATATAATGTAAGTTTGGAAATATCAGCAGGAAACGAATTAGCATCCCAACTACTTAGTCAATCTTCAAAATCTGAAGGAAAAAAAAGTGCAAAAATAATAAAAGGTGATGTAAAATCATATGTCGCAAAACTTGCAGAAGATATTGATGTACAGTTATCGGAAACTTTTAAAGATGCATCAAAGTGGGAAAAGGAATTTTTTAATTGGGGTATAGAAAGTAAAAAAGCAGAAGATAACACAATATCAAAAACACCTTATATTTCATTTAGATTGATATTAGAAATTTTAAATACTTTACATCTTTCACCTAATATAGTATATGGTAGTGTTGGTAATACTAAAGTGTTGCCTGTATCTGCTACAAAATTTATGATGTCATCCAACGAAAACATTATTTTTCCTGGAACATTACCCAAAGTTACAGTTGATTTAGATGGAAGCATTAAAGTTGGGTTTGACAAAATTAAAGACCCTAAAACAAACAAACCAACATTTAAAGTTTCTACTGGAAGAGAATCTAAAATAAATGGTTATTCATTTTTGTTAGATGAAAGTGGTAATAAGATTACTAATTATAAATTACCAACAGATACTACAGAAATAACATTACCTCCTTATACTGGAAATTTATTAAATATATTTATAAGTTATGATAGATTTGTGGATATAAAAAATAATTCAATTAAAAATTCAGATATATTATTTGAACTTTTAACTTTAATTCAAATGAGTATGTATGGATACTCATATCTTGAATTGGCAACTCCAGATAGTAATCCAAATCCAAATGTTGGATTAACAATTATTGATAGAAAATTACCAAGAGTGTTTACTCCGAGTTCAACTGCTCCTACATATAGATTTAAAATTGGAGCAACAAATTCGATTATACAAACATTTTCTTTTGATTTTCAAATGAGTGATATGATGGCTGGTCAAACTTTGTACTCATCTCAATTACAAATTTCAGAAGCAAACGAAACTGTTAATACTCAACAATCTGAAAATTTAAGATATAAAGAAAACTTGGCTGCAACTGCAGATATGAAAACTCTTAAAAATGCAGATGGGCTTCATTCTATAAATCCAATTGAAGTCAGAATCCAAAAAGAACTTTATAAGAAAAAACTAAAAGATAACGCAAAACCTCCACAAGATAAACAACCACCAACTGGAAAAGAAACAGAAAAAATAGATAAAGAAAAAAAGGATAAATTAGCTGAAAAAGTAAAATTATCTGAAGAATCCATAAATAAAACTTATGTTAGATTTAAAATTGGTAACGAACAACATAATTTAATTTATACAGATGAATCATTATTAAAATACTATTTAGTAAAAACACCGGAACCAGATACAGTTTTAGTTTCCGGTATAACTGTTACTATTGCAATTGATGGTATATCAGGACTTGCTACTGCAGATTATTTTCTTATAGATGGAGTTCCGGAAGTATATAATCAAAATGGTTGTTTCCAAATTATATCTATACAACAAGGAATTAACGCAGATGGTTGGCTGACTACAATTACTGCTGATTGGTTAAGAAAACAAATATAGCAATGTACACAGATTTAATTAAAAATAAAATATTACCATCATTGTTTATACCACAGACAATTGTACCATCGCCAACGGAAATCGATTATGCGCAAGGTTTTATAGAAAGATTTTTTACTCAAAAAGCAAATGATGTAAATGGGTTTGTATATGAGATAGATGAAAAAACTTATATACAATTGTTAAAAAATCCATATTGGTTATCTGAAAGTATTTATTGGAGAATACTAGGTCCTTTGGATATGGTATATAATGATAATGGTATGGTTATAGATAAAGGAGTATTTAATGGAAACAGAGCATCTATACGATTGGGTTCAGAAACAATAAAAAATTTAGGATTATATTTACCTAATATTTTACAATTTCATAAATGATAAATATAAATACAACTCCAACTTTACCTTATAAATGGCCAATTTTTGAATTTAATATTGAAAATGATATATTACCAATAGATTCATTTTTTAAAAATGAAATAAATTGGTCACCATACTTAGATACTATAAATAAAAGAACACCTTATAATTCAAATATGCACTCCGATGTAAAACTAATTGATAGTATAACGGATATATTTAATAATGATGAAATTATAAATACAATTTGTAAGATTGCAAGTGATAATGATATTATAAAAAGAAATTATTTACCAACCCCACCACAAGAAACTAACTTCAAAGATTTTTTAAAAAGAATAACAAAAACAATTGTTTCTATAATAAACTGCCCACCTGGTTCCGAACTTATACCACACTTTGATAACAGAGATAGTGTTGGTGGGTTTATACTTAATTTAATAGATAACAAAACCAGTACTGATTTTTTAGATTATAGAAATAATAATCAACTTATGTATAAATCTCCTAAAAAAAAAAATACTGGTGTAGTTTGGTTGAATTGTGAAAATACAATGCATAGTTATAAAAACGATTCCGATGAAAATAGAATAATTTTATATTCAAATATTCTCTTTAAATACGAATAAATTTTGAAATGTAAATTATTTTTTGTATCTTTGTAGATATGAATATAATTGAGACAGATAAAGATTTACACTTATTAAATCCAGAGGAGATTTTACTGATAGTTCCTGTATGGAGTTCTCAAAGGGGACATCAATCAATGTTTCCAATATCATTCGTATATATAAAAACTAAAGATACGGATTTTATTTTAAATTTCCAACACATCGATGCAGATTGTGTTACACCATTCCCAATACATAAACTCTGCAATCCAAACACATTAGTATTAGGAAACCGATATATCCAATCAATCGGACTTGATTATGAGTGGGTATATTTTGAATCAGTAGGTAAACCATTTATATTTAATGATTTTGTAGAAACTCTTTTTAAGGGGTATAGAAACGATTATCTTTTCAACAACGACTGTATTCCTCTTATGAAGTGGTACGAACTCTTAAAATCAATACCTGAAGGTTTTGAGATAAAGGATTGGTATCGTAAGTATTCAGATTCAATATCTCTATTAGGAAAGGTGGAAGGGGCGGGGGTTCAAGTCGAAGTGGAAAATTTTATTGATAGATTTAGCTTCGATTCTCGCTACATCAATGGGGGTAAAGTTCACACACAATACAATCCATATACCATTACGGGTAGACCATCCAATAGACACTTAAACGTAAATTACTCTGCTCTTCCTAAAGGTGATGGGAGTAGGGGAACTATCATAAGTAGGTTTGATGAGGGAACTTTGATTGGATTTGATTATGAATCTTATCATATCCGTTTAATCGCGGGGTTGATAGGGTATAAGTTTCCTACTGGTATATCTGCTCACCAATATCTTGCAAATCTTTATGGGTGTGATTACGATACTGCAAAGGGTCTAACGTTTAAGTATTTGTACGGAGGTTTAGACGACTTTGCGAGAGGGATACCTTTCTTTCAAAAAGTAGATTCATACATCGAAACTTTGTATCAACGGTATGTAATTTCGGGTAAATTGATAACACCTTTATTTAAAAGGGAAATTAATCATAATCGAATCGAATTACCGAATCAACAAAAGATATTTAACTATCTTCTACAAGCATTAGAAACTGAAATAAACTATATGAAGATGGTAGAGATGTTGGAGTTTATGGATGGGATGAAATCGAAAATAATCTTATATACATATGATGCGTTCTTAATCGACACTCACCCATCGGAAAGGGAACAAATTTTGAACCTCCTACCGACAATTATGGAAAAAGGTGGATTCCCTGTCAAAGCAGATGAAGGAACGAATTACGATAAATTGGTTCATTTACAATAAAGTTTTATATTTATACAATATACACAAACACAAACATATGAAATTAGTAAACTTAATTCCTTTAAGGGAAATGGATTTTAGAAATCAGGCAGCATTTGATTCATATCAAAAACAACATACGTTAAGACCTGATACAAAGATAACAATTGCAGGTAAAACTACAACTGCTGGTCAAGCTGCTCAAAGTTCTGAACCTGTAAAAGGAACATCGGTATTTGGTGGAAATAGTAGTTCAAAAAAAACAAAAACTGATAAATCCGATATGGGTGTAGATTCAGTTGTGTATAACAAGAGAACAAAAACAGTTGGTATTGTAAGAATGGGAGATGAAAGAGGTGAAACTAAAACTGATGCTGATGGTAATGTAAACACATCCGAATTAGAACCGTATAACCCAATGAAGTATTCATATCAAAAGAATGCAAAAGTTGCACCATCTACACAAAAAGAAGTGGATAAGAGAGGTTTATGGAATCCATTTAGATAAATTAAATTATGTATCCAAATTTTGAAGAGATATTAGAAGAGTTAAGTTATAAGGTAGGAATTGTTGATTTAACAAACGAATCCCACAAACAAATATTGGTAAAACTTTTAAGAGAAAGAGGTATAGATTCTGCACAACAACTTACAGATAGAGCATCTGTTGTGTTTGAGTATATAAAGGAGAACACTCCAAAACCAAAACGTATTCTTAGAGAGGATACTGTTGTAAAAGGTAAAGATTCGGGTAACATCTACACAGTTAAAACATTTAATGCAGATAGACACGTTAAACCAACTCCTGCTGAAATACAAAAAGCTAAAAAAGATAATGGTGGTAACTTACCATCAGAACCTAAAGAACCTACACAGGGTACAAGTGTATTTGGTAACGATGGTGGTGCGAGTGTATTTCCTGAACCAACTGCAACTCAATCAGAACCAAAATCTGATTTTTCAGAATTAGAAACTGTAAATAAAAACTCATTAGATTCATTTGTTAAAAATGGATTTGCAAAAAGTGCGGGAGCACCTGGTACTGCTGGTTCTATGTTAAATGAAATTGTATCAACCACATCTGCTACAAATGTATTAAATTCAAATGAAGATTTTGATTATGATTCTCAGTTAGAATCCAATATTGCAAGATTAAAAGGTACGGGATTGGGTAAAGAAAATGATGGTAATGACCCAGCGAGTGGTGTTAAAAAATCAGAAGCAGCCGAAGTTGGTAAAAAATACGGTATATCAATAGGACTTGCATCAAAAGCAATTATTGCAACAAGAGCAGCACAGAGTAAAACTAATCATGTAAAACAAGCAATTATAGAAAAAAATGGTATTGAAAATTCAACATCTATACCATTTTTTGGAGATGCAAAAGGTTTAAAAGCACAAGAAGCTGCCGTAAATTCTACTACTGGTAAAGTATTTTTAGGAAACACCGAAATTTCAAAAGAAGAAGCAACTGAAATCATCAGAAATAGTGGTGGAGGCGAAAACCCATCGGATACTTCTATATTTATCTTAAATAAAAATACTGGTGATTTACATATGACATTTTATTCCGATAAGGATAATGTAAACGCAATTGTTGCCCAATCTACAATCAAAGCCGAAGCAGAATTTAAAAAGAAGCAAATTGATGATTTTGTTGAAAAGGGATTAATTACACCAGAACAAGGTGAAGTAGTTAAAAAGACAATAGTAGGTGCTATAAAAGATTATCAGCAATTAGAAACCGATTTAGATACAGTTGTTAATGAACCAATTATACATTTACAAAGTGTAGACCCTAATACTTTAATAGAATTAACAAAAACACTATCTACTGGTGCAAATAAAGATAAGTATTGGAATGGTGATAAGAATGTAAAAGGAGTTGCTCAATTAATGACAACATCCAAAAAACATATGGCATATTTACCAGATGGACATGCTACTCCACCTACCGAAGTAGAAATGATGCAAGGATTTATTAAGTATGCATCAGATACAAATAATACTTTAACAAAACCAGAACAAAAAGTTTTATCGGAATTATCAAATAAAACAAATGGTCCTAATTTAGGCCCTAAATTGGGTGAAATTAGAAAAAGAACGGTTGAAACAGATTTAAATTTGATTAAAAAATTGGATGAACAAACTGTAAATATAAACGGAGTAAATGTTGGGGTAGGAACTTTATTAGAAGCCGAATCGGTAGCCGAAAAACTACACCTTAATATTATGTTTGGTGGTAGTGGTGTATATAAAGACCCGGATGCATTCTATCAAGAAAGTGGTGGTGTTGCAGTTAATAAGCAAACTATGGAAAAATGTTTTCCATTTGGTGATAAAAATGATATGGTTTCTCATTTTGAAGTAGGAGAAGAGAGAGAAACTACTAAAAGAGGCGAAACAACTATAACAGGTGGTTCTAAAATAGTATATGCTATATCAAAAAATGGACAGAGATACCCAATAGGAGAAAAAATCCAACGTTCTAAGAGTGGTATTTTAGGTAAATTACAAACAGTTTATAAATATCATCCAGATGTTCAGGCTTGTTTTGCTAAAAATGGCTAGTAATAAAATCGTTTTTAGTTTGTAATTTTATATTTATCCTTAAAGTTAATAAACTAATAATAGATGAATACACAGTTATTATGTCTTTTTACTACTAAAGAAGAACTAGATAAATCATTAGAATTCGTTCTAAACCAATATATACTTACAAATCCAAACGTTTTTGTATTAGAAAGCAAAACAAATGTGGGAGAACTTTATATTACATTTAATGTAGAAAAGGGGTCTGTTGCAATTCCTTCCCAATGGAAAACAATTTTAGTACATAGAAAAAAACAATCAAACACAATCTACACCATCAACGCACTTAACGAAGTTGTAAAATCTAAAACAGGTGGTATGTTAGATAATACCTATCAGTTGGAATGGGATGAATATAAAAACTGTATTATCACAACATCTCCAAACGGATACAAAAAAATTCCTACAAAAGTTTTTAAAGCAATTAATATAGATAATTTGGAAAAGTAAAATATTTTCCGTATATTTGTATTAATGAAAGCAGAAAAATTCGTCCCATTACAGATTTCAGAAGATAATCCAAACGAACTATTTGAAAATCATCAAATTGAAATTGCAAAGGCAATAGTTCTCGCAATAGAATATGCCATAACAAACAAAAGAAAAAGAATAAATTTTGCAGAAGTAATTGTAAAAGAAATTCTTGTTATTGCATTAACAATTAGAAGTGATGAGTTTGATGGGTTATTAGATGATAATATAAAAATTTTAGAATACAACGAAGAATACGAATTATGCGCATTAGCAATAAAACTTAAAAACAAAATAAATAAAAAAGATGAAACAGTTACTAAAAAAAATCGAATTGTGGATTGACATCCATTTAGTGTATTTTCTGTATAACGGAAACAAAACAGAAAGGTATTATACTATGTTACAAAAAAAATGGGGTATTAAAAAATAAGTTATGACAGAAACTAAACTAGAGCAATCAGCAATTGAATATTGCGAAGAAGTGTATCCACAAACCTGTGATGAATTCAAAGTTATTTTAAACGAGATGTATGAAACATTTTGTAAGAAACAAAGAAACTACGGACCTGGTAACATTTCAGTAGGAACTCCATTACAAACCAAAGAAGATATTAAACTATCTTTGACAGGATTGTGGTTCAGACAAAACGATAAAATAAACAGATTAAAACAATTAGTAGTTATGGGGCAACCAGACGAAGTTGGAGAATCAGTTGAAGATACTTACCAAGACTTATCCATATATTCCGTAATTGCTCAATTAGTGAGTAGAGGAAAATGGGCAAAATAAAGATTTTTTATTGGGCAAAATAAAGGTTAAAAATGGGCAAAATATTAATTACAGGTGGACAAGGAAAGCTTGCCAAAAAGTTTAAACAAGCATATGATGATTTAGTTTTAAATCCATCAAAAGAAGAATTAAATTTATTAGATTCAAAAAGTATTATTGATTACTATAATAGTAATAATGAAGATATAGATGGGTTAGTGTTAAACGCAACATTATATCCATCCGATTTTGATAGGTTTCTTAAATTTTTTGATGTAAATATTTTAAATGAGTTTATAGATTCTTTCAAATTAGTTGCAATTGGCAATCAACAACTTATAAATTTGTACAAAGATAAAATAAAATATGTTGTAAATGTATCAAGTGGTATTACATTTAATAAAAAACCACTTGGAAAGCATTTTGGATACAAATTACAAAAAACAATTTCAAATTTTATTATAGAAGAATATGCTATTAGAGAACAATATTCTCATATTAAATTTATTAATTTGAATCCATCTCATATGGAAACTGATGAGCATTACGAAAAAGAATCTAAATTGTTATTTGATATTATTCAGAATATTGAACAATTTAAGAATGGTGAAGAATACTATCCTTGGAATGGTGTTATTCACGATATAAATAAAGAAACCACTATAAAATTAAATTAAAAAAATAGTAGGAAATGTAACAAATATTTCGTATCTTTGTTACAATAAAAGTAAAAAGGTTATATTTAGATATAGGTAATCGCGATATAACCTTAAAATTTAAAACAATTTATTAACACTTAAAATTTAAAAAAGCAATGGACATTTCATTAGCATTAAAGAGATTTAGCTCTCTTC